CCTAAAGAAGTTCAAGGATTACTAGCTGCATGGAAGAACGCACGCAATAACCGTTCTACTGCTTACTTGACATCTACTTTGGAATACACACCAGTCTCATTCTCACCAAAAGACATGATGTATAACGAAGCAATTCAGCAACTTGCAACAGAAATTGCACGCCTTTGCAATGTACCTGCTTATTATGTATCAGCAGACATGAACAACTCAATGACTTATGCAAATGTCCAAGATGAGCGTAAGCAATTCTTGGCATTGTCTTTACAGCCATTTATCACAGCTATTGAAGATCGTCTATCGATGGATGATATTACTCCTAGAGGTCATGTCGTAAAGTTTGACATCGATAAGAACTTCCTACGCACAGACCCATTGCAAGAACTTGCAGTAATTGAAAAATTGCTATCGCTCGGACTCGTTACAACAGAGCAGGCGATGGAAATGACAGACCTATCACCTAACGGAAGCAACGGTATGGCATGACACAAATCGTAACCCTTACGGCTGAACTCACAGCGGATGCGGCTAGCCGCACCATCTCTGGCAAAATTGTGCCATTGAATGTAGAAGCAGGTTCAACCAATTACGGCAAAGTAATTTTTGAATCAGGATCAATCGAGATTCCAGAAGCCAAGTCAATTAAGTTGCTTAGCCAACACGATGTCAAGAAGCCTTTGGGTCGCGCTGTTAGCTTCTCAGAGTCAGACGATGCAATCAACGCAGTATTTTCTATTAGCCGTTCACAACGCGGTACAGAAGCCCTTATCCTTGCAGAAGAAGGATTGCAGTCCGGACTTAGTATCGGGGCTGAAGTATTAAAGTCAAAGATTAAGGACGGCGTGACTTATGTATCCGCTGCTCGCTTAGTCGAAGTAAGTTTAGTAACAGAGCCAGCATTCAAGTCTGCTCAGGTTACTGATATTGCAGCAGAAGAAGCCGAAAAGGTCGAAGAAGCTGTAACCGAAACCCAACCAAAAGAAAGCGAGACAGTAGTGGAAGAAACCACAGCAGTCGAAGCAACACCATCAGTAGAAGCTGCGGCTGTCGAGGCTGCTCGTCCTACTGTTACAGCAATGGCTTACACAAAGCCACGCATTGAAATCACAGCTGCTAAGTATGCAGAAAACACAATCCGCGCAGCACTAGGTGATGAGTCAGCTCGTCAATACCTACTTGCAGCAGACAACACAACAGATAACGCAGGTCTTGTACCAACACGCCAACTATCTGAAATCATCAACCCACTTAGCACAACAATCCGCCCATCAATCGATGCAATCTCACGCGGAACTCTACCTGATGCAGGTATGACTTTCGAGATTCCAAAGATTACACAGGTTCCAACTGTTGGCGAAGTTGCAGAAGATGCAGCATTCACAGAGCAAGATCAGAACTCAGCGTTCTTGTCAGTATCTGTTAAGAAGTACGCTGGACAACAGACATTCTCTGTTGAATTGCTAGATCGTACATCACCAGCATTCTTTGATGAGCTTGTTCGCAATATGGCAGCAGCTTACGCAAAGACAACAAATGCAGCAGTAAACGCAGCGCTTATCGCAGGTGCAACAGCAGACGGAACAACAGTTTCAACATATCCAACAGCTTCAGAGCTTCTTGGAATTGTTGCACGCGGTTCAGCTTCTGTTTACTCAGCAACAGCTGGACTTCCAAACCCATTTGCTCGCAACATGGTCGTTTCAACAGGACAATGGTCAAACATCATGTCATTGAACGATTCAGGTCGACCAATCTACACAGCTTCACAGCCAATGAACGCAGGCGGACAAGTTTCACCTTCTTCACTTCTTGGCAATGTTGCAGGACTCAACCTTTATGTTGATCCAACAAATGCAGGAGACGGCGATGGAACAATCCTCATCGTAAACCCTGATGCTTACACATGGTATGAGTCACCAACATACCGTTTGCGTGCAGAATCAACAGCAGCAGGTCAAGTAACCATCGGTTACTACGGCTTTGGTGCAATCGCAACTAAGGTTGCTGCTGGCGCATTCAAGAACAACAAGGCTTAATTAAAGCCAACTAAGTCGCTGGGGGTGGGTCGCAGCCCTTGACCCACTCCCAGTCTTTAGAAAGGATATAAATGGCACTCACAACAGTTGCAGAACTCCGTAGCACTCTCGGGGTCGGTACGCTGTATACAGATGCCGTTTTACAAGAAGTGTGTGACGCCACAGATGCAGTCCTGCTTCCAATGCTTTGGTCAAATGTTTATTTCAATGTGGCGCATAGCAACACAACCACAGTAGGCACTCTTTACTTTGACCAGGTTGTTAAAAATCTTTTTTATGTCGGTCAGACAGTTGTTGTAACAAACAATGAAGCTCACCTCAATGGCTCAAAGACCATTACAGGCGTTGGCGATTACACAATTACTTTTAACATCAATGGCACACCAGCATTGCGCCCACGCCATGAAGTAAACCCTTACGGCACAGTTACAGCCAGCGCAACAACAGACTGGACAGAAGATAAGGCAGTTCAACAAGCTGCACTCATGATCAGCGTGGACATTTGGCAAGCTCGCACAGCTACTCTCGGTGGCTCAAATTTAGTAGATTTTCAACCTTCACCATACAGAATGTCAGCGCAACTTTTGGCAAAAGTTAGAGGGCTGATTGCTCACGCCCTATCACCTTCATCGATGGTCGGATAATGCCAGTTGCTCTCACTACTCTTAGAACCACGATTGCGACAGCATTAGTCGATAATACAAAGTGGCAGACATTTGCATTTCCACCAGCCACAGTTTTATCCAACTCTGTAATTGTTGCGCCTGATGATCCATATCTAGAGCCTAATAACAATCAACATAACACGATTGCACCAACAGCTAATTTTAAGATAATCATAACTGTGCCTTTGTTCGATAACGAGGGCAACCTTAATGGAATTGAAGATGCCCTTGTGGGTGTGTTCAACAAACTCGCAGCATCCTCATTGACATATAATGTGGGAGCAGTTAGCCAGCCAAGCGTTCTCAACGCAGCATCAGGCGAATTGTTATCTTGTGAGATGTCCGTATCCGTTCTAACCACCTGGAGCTAAAATGTCCGAATGGGAAAAAGAAAACGCTGACTTCCTGAAGAAAATCGGGCAGACAGCACCAGCAGCACCAAAGCCAGCATCTACTAAGAAAGACGAGGAATAATCCTAATGGCTGTATTTCTAAACAATAAGGTCGGCGTTAAGATTAACTCTGTCGATCTCTCAGACCATGTAACAGCAGTAACAATCAACCGTTCATTCGATGAACTCGAAGTAACAGCTATGGGCGATTCTTCACACAAGTTCGTTAAGGGCTTAGAAGCATCAACAGTTACAATCGATTTCCTTAATGACACAGCATCAGCAAGCGTTCTAGCAACACTTCAAGCTGCATGGGGAACAACTGTTACAGCAGTATTCCTACAAGATAAGGGTTCAGCCGTATCAGCTACAAACCCTCTATACACAGTCTCATTGTTAGTCAATAACACAACAGACATCAACGGCGCTGTTGCTGACATTGGCACACAATCAATCACATTTACTGCAAACTCAACAGTTGCAGTAGCCACAACAGGTACTTTCTAAACAACTAAACTAAGGGGCACAGCATGGCAAAGTTAAAAGTAACAAGGGCAGATGGAACAGTTGGGGAATACCCAATTACTCCATTGGTGCAGTACGGTTTTGAGATTTACGCTAAAAAGGGCTTTCATAAGGCGTTTATCGAAGATCAGAAGCAAAGCGATATTTTTTGGCTAGCCTGGGAATGTATCCGCCGTTCGGGTGAAACTGTTAAGCCATTTGGAGAGCAATTCATTGAAACCTTGACTTCGGTTGAGGTATTAGATGATGACCCTTTGGCTTAGGGCGCGACTCGATCACCTATCTGATTGCTAAATTAAGTGTCAGACTCGGGATCGCGCCACAACAATTATTAGAGCTAGATGAAGTAATGCTAAGAAACCTGATAAAGGTTTTAGAGGAAGATGCAAAGGAGATAGCCAATGCCAACAGAGGTAAAAGGCGGCATTGAACTCCGTAAGGCACTTCGTAAATTTACTCCTGATTTAGCCAAAGAAACACAAAAGGAAATGGCTGGATTGTTAAAGCCAATTACTGCTAAGGCTCGTGGGTTCATTCCTGGCGTTGCACCACTTAGCAGCTGGGGTAAGCCAGCATCTACTGGCAAATTCCCACGCTATTCAGCTGGTGAAGCAAAGCGCGGCATTGGCTACAAAACAACACCTTCACGACCTAATCGCAAAGGCTTTCGTTCTTTGGCTCAAATCAATAACAAGTCAGCTGCTGGTGCTATCTATGAAACAGCAGGTCGCTTAAACCCTAACGGTCGCGAGCAGGCTAAAAGGCGAGAAGTAAACATTCCTGGCATGAACTCTGTTTACTCAACTAGCACAGGCAAGAACTATGGCAAGAGCAACAACCCTGAAGCAGGCTCTTTGTTTATTCAAGCACTAAACGCGCAAGGTGAAATCAAAAATGCCTATAAGCGCACAGAAGGAGAAGCTGGTCGCGCTTCTCGCAAGATGAAGGGTCGTGCCATCTATCGCGCATGGGCTGAAGATCAAGGCAAAACTAATGCGGCAATTATTAAAGCAATCGAGAAGTCTCGGGATAAATTCAATAAGGCGGTGGGATACAACTAATGGCTGATGTAAAGATCGATATAGCCGCCGAATTTACTGGCAATAAGGCGTTCAAGCAGGCAGAGACTGCTAGCCAAAAGATGGAGAAGCAAGTTGCCAAACTAGGCAAACAACTTCTTGGAGTCTTTGCTGCTGGCAAACTAATCTCATTTGGCAAACAAGCTGCTAAAGCATTTGCTGCCGATGAGAAGGCTGCACGATCCTTATCCCTAGCATTAGCCAACACAGGCAACGCCTTTGCAGCCATCGAAGTAGAAAAGTTTATTGGTGACTTACAACGCGCTACTGGCGTTTTAGATGACCAATTACGCCCAGCTTTTAGAACTTTACTTACAGCCACAGGCAATGTTAAGAAGTCACAGGATGGCTTAGCCCTAGCGCTTGATATTGCAGCAGGTACAGGCAAAGACTTAGGCGCTGTGTCTATGGCGCTTGCAAAGGCTTATGGCGGACAAACAACAGCTCTTAGCCGTTTAGGTGCAGGACTCGACAAGGCAACCCTTAAAACAGGTGACATGGATGCCATTGTTGGACAACTTACTGAGAAGTTCAGAGGACAAGCGTTAGCTGCTGCCGAAGGCTATGCAGGATCAATGGCAAAGCTGGCTGTTGCATCAGAAAACGCAAAAGAGATTATCGGCAAAGACCTTCTAGATGCCATGCAAATGATTGCTGGCAAAGATGGCATTGGCGGAGCAACAACCGCAATGGAAGGCTTTGCAACTCAGGTCGGTAACGCTATCTACGGCGTAGGCGTTCTTATAGCCAAGTTAAAAGAAATACCTGGAGCAGGTGTTGTATCAGATTTCCTAACAGCGCCTACTGGTGCATTAGCCCTACTTTCTATGTTTGGTCGCAATCGCAAAATTTCAAGCGCAGGCACACCTGCTCAATCACCTGGACAACGCAAAGCAATCGATAAAGCCAACGCTGATGCGCTTAGATTACAAAGAGAACAAAACAGTCTAAAGAAAATAGACAATGACAACACCACTCGCAAGCTTGTTTTAACAGCCGATGAGTTGGCACTTAAAGAACTAGAAAAGAAGTTCGATGTTGAGCGCGTGGGATTATATGCAGCGCTTAATCAATCAACTGAAGGCGAAACAAAGATGCGCCTTTTATCTCTTATTGCTATCCATGATCAGAATACAGCTATGGCTGGAATGATTAAAAAAGCCAATGAGGCTGAAGATGCTTTTAAGCAACTCATTGAAGCTATACGCGCATCTATTAGAGCAACGCTTGACAGAATTGCTGCCGAACTTACTCAGTTGCAGAAACTCACCACAACTGGTGCTAATACCCCTATTGAGCAACAAAGAGCTGTTATTCGTGAGAAGCTTAATCTTGCAATGCCTGACATTTCAGCTTTGCAAAATAACCTTAGACTCAATGGTGTCGGAATTAACACAGCTAGCAGCGGCTCACCTACTTACATTATTAACGCATCAGGCATAGGTGATCAGCAGATTGCATCAGTTGTTCAAGGCGCTATTCAAGACCTCAACAGATACGGGAACTCAACAACTTACGCTGGAGCAATCTAGTGGCAGTACCAGTAATCAATGCTGTAATTAACTTCTCAACTGGGCCTGGCTTTGCCCAAACCATGATTCTTGATGAAGGCTTACTTGATGTCAATACTTTGGGTGATGCTTCTTCACTTATTGTCGATGTGTCAAGCCAAGTAGATTCAATTAGCACCAAGCGTGGGCGCAATGCTCAGGCAGACCAATTCCAAACAGGTCAGTTGACTCTGCGTATTGTGGATCAGAATGGTGATTTCAACCCACAGAATCCTGCTTCTCCCTATTACACCCTTCTTAACCCAATGCGTAAGGTTCTTATTACTGCAACCTACTCGGGAGTAACTTACCCAATCTTTGCTGGCTTTATTACTTCTTATACAACCACAACCCCTAAGTTCACAGGCGATGTTGTCTATACAACCATCACAGCTGTTGATGCTTTTAGACTTGCACAGAACGCACAGATTTCAACAGTTGTAGATGCTGGCGCTGGACAACCATCAGGTACTCGAATCAATAAGATTCTTGACCAAATTGGCTGGCCTGCTTCTATGCGTGATATTGACACAGGCTTGACCACTATGCAGGCTGATCCTGGTACCCCTAGAACAGCCCTAGAAGCCATGCAGAAGGTCGAACTCTCAGAGTATGGCTCTTTATATGTCAATGCCTATGGCGAGTTCGTATTTCAGGACAGAGCTTATACAACAGGCAGTTTCACAGGCACACCAGTAGCCTTTAATGACAATGGCACACAGATTCCTTATTTTAACGCTGTGTGGATTCTTAACGATGTTCTTATTTATAACTCAGCCCAAGTAACTCGCACAGGCGGCACAACTCAGAGTGCCATCAATCAAGATTCTATTGACAAATACTTTGTTCACTCTTACAACCAGCAAGACCTGCTTATGGAAACGGATGCGGTAGCCCTTGATTATGCTCAGGCTTATGTGGCATCTAGAGCAGAAACCACAGTCCGATGCGATGCAGTAACCCTTGACCTTTATACCAACAATTACAATGCTGGCATTATCGCAGCTTTAAGCCTTGACTTCTTTGATCCTGTAACTGTGACCACAACACAGCCTGGCTCATCAGATTTATCTAAGACTTTTCAGGTGTTTGGGGTAGCCCATCAGATAACCCCTAACTCATGGAAAACAGAGTTCACAACACTAGAGCCCATCATCGATGGGTTCATTCTCGATTCAACATTATCAGGTATCCTTGATACCAGTGTTCTAAGTTACTAAGGAGTAAATATGGCAGCAGGTCAAGGCTTTAAGACTTTCACCACAGGTGAGGTTCTTACAGCAGCAGATGTTAATGGCTATCTCATGCAAGGCGTTGGTGTTTTTGCCGATGCTGCAAACCGTGATGCCGAAATTACTTCTCCGCAAGAAGGTCAATTTGCTTATCTAAAAGATACAAATGTTACTACTTATTACACAGGTTCAGCTTGGGCTAACTTAGACACAACAGGTATGACTAACCCAATGACCACAACAGGTGACACCATTTATTCATCTAGTGGATCAACACCTGCTCGTCTCGGCATTGGTAGCACAGGACAAGTGCTAACAGTCGCAGGCGGATTGCCA